GAACCAACCATGTTTTACATTCGATACCCCAGTTAATTTTTACTGAAGCTGGTACAACTATAAGAACTTTAGGTAGCTCAATTGAATTCATTAAGCCAATTGCTTGTATTGTTTTACCTAATCCCATTTCATCTGCGATCAAAGCAGATTGTTTTCTTGATAGAAACTCTATACCAGCTTTTTGGTATGGGTAATAATCCAAACCTTCTGGTGCTTTTATTTCGACATCGCTAGAGATAGCCATAGATTCTTCGATCTTTTCATTGTTATCTCTATATCTTTTACAAACCCACTGATCGTCTTCTTTAACAATAAAGATGCCAGCTTTTTTTAATTCAGATTTGCGAACACGATAGATTGCCCAAAAGTCTTGGTTATCTTTTTCTATAATTGCAGTAGAAACAAATCGCCCATCAGGTAGGGCGATTTCTTCTCCAAACTGCAAAGGTAACTTAAAAGTTTTATCTTCCATTATGCTACTACCTTTAATAATCTTTCGCCTTGTTTGTACAATTGATTAACAACTTCTTTTCTTTCTCTTAATGTCATTTTGCGAAGGTCATTTGGATCAGTGTGTAAAAAATACAAAGAATCAATAAACGCTTCATCATCCATCAATGCTTCATCACAATTAGCGTTAAAATCTATTAATGTAGCAATGCACTCATAAAATCTACCTTTGGCATATTGTTTTGCTGTTTGTTTTTGATCGTTATGTTTGATCATTTTTGTCTCCTGTTTAGTTTTAATTATTGTTTCCACATACATATAGTATCAAATGTGCAAATATTTGCAACTATTAATACAATTAATTTATATTTATTTTAGGTATAAAAAAAGGGTGCGAAAGCACCCTTTATCAGTAGTTGAGTAATAAACCCTACTGTTGGTTCAATTAAGCACCCTGTGATCCATAGATACCGCGAAAATCACTAAAGCCAAAAGAATAACGCTCTCTAGCCTTGTATCTAATGTTTCCAGTAGTGAAGTCTGGTTCCATTGAAGTTGCCATTGCAGTTCTTTGAAAGCCTTTTAGACCATCACCTTGGTCGGTTACAGAAGTTATGATGAAATAAGCATCTGGATCATTAAGATAATGATTTACAACAGTCCCACCAGAAATCATTCCAGTGTTTCTAATTGCATTGATATCGTTATCTGAAGTTCCTGTTCTTAAATCACTTGACAACAATCTGTCAGCCACAAAAACCAATTGTGGTGGAATGACAAGTTTAGAAGGCATAACACTAATTTGTAGTCCACGATCATCAGTAAATGTCGCTAGATCTACTAGGTTAGCTTCAAGACTTGTTTCATTCAAGTCAGCCATTGTTGTTGCTCTGTTAGCTTCAGTACCACCACCAGCTAATGGGTGAGCAGTATTGATTAGTGATACACCATCACCACCAGTGAAACTACTGGAAAAAGCGTTGTTCAACACAGAAGCTGCTTTGACTTCCTTAGAATGCTTCATTGAACGGGCGAGACTCTTAGTGTATCTCTTACCAAGTGAGTCGTATAGATTATCTTCTATAGCTTCCTCAGTAAGTGCGAATGCCAAACTTACAGTGTCATGTGAATAACGCGCAGTGTATGACTCAGTTGCGTTATCAAATGATACTCCTTGACCTTCAGCTTTATCTGGCGCACCGCCAAATCCTACTAACATTACTTCTTCTTCAAACGCTTTTGCGCTGTCTTCCATTTGGAATATTTCAGAATATTCCTCACCATGTTGGTCATATTCCAGTCCGAAAAGACTGTTAAGACCGGGTTCTAGCTCCGCAGCTAGTTGGGCTCTTGAAATAGCCATAATTAAGCTCCTTTAAGCTAGACCAGCACCTTTCTGTCCCATGATGTGATTTTGTATCACACAAAGAACATTGGTGTTGGCAGACGCAACGTCTGAGTTATCGGGATCCTGAGATATATCAATTGCCTTGAGAGGCAGTCCAGCAGTAGTCGCACCTGTTGAGGTATCGAGTTCTGCATTACTTTTCCCAGAGAGAGTGCTACCTACTGGTGATTGTTCAACAATGTCGAAGTTTCCAAATAAGTCAGCGACAGGAAATGCTTCGTCTGACTGTATTTCAAAAACAACATTAGGATCATCAATCACATTGGCAACGATATCCGAAGCAGAAATACTACCCGGATAATGGTTCTTAAATATTTGCTCACCAGATGTTGGATCAGTGTAACTTACACCATTAAATACTCCAACGACAGGGACAGTTCCACTCGCAGCGTGTCTACCCAATACTCCGGCTGTTAGTTGCGTAACTAAGTCGCCTTGGAAAATTGGAGTTGTAGCACCACTGGCTATTCTGTAACGGCTTTGACCGCCAGAATAAGGAGCACCACCCATCATTCTTACTGGTTTGCAACCAAAACTGGCATCTTTATTAGCCATATTTGTTTACTCCTATGTAAAGCTACCTTTGGTTATTTTTTACCAAAAGTAACACTGGATTTTCTATTGCTATCGTACTTCACGTATCTACTATCTTTTTTGGCATCATTAAACATAGTGTTATCTAACGCTTGATTTGCGAGATGAGTTTTTTGCTCATAATGAGCATTTCTTTCACCTTTAGTTTCAACAGGAAGTTTAGCAAGTATCAATCCTTCATTATATACAACGCCAGCTAATCGCCCTTTTTCTTCGCCCATTGTTGGTAATGACCATCCAGCTGGTAATTCAGATCCTTGTACGAATTCCCAACCTTCTCTTAATCGATAAGATACATTGTTTGCATCTTCTGTACCAAGCAAAGACTGTCTAATCCACCTATACTCATATCCTTCTGGTGGTGGTGGAGTATCGAGCTTTCTTACTGGCTCCCATGGTTTTCTACGAGCTTCTTTATCGTGTGTCTCGGAATCACGATCAGTTCTTGCGTAATCTTCTAAACCTGACATATTAACTTACCTCTCTTTGTTGTGAGATTTTTTGCTTCTCTTTTGCAACTCTTTTAAACCACTCATCTTCAGACATCTTGTGTGGCTTTAAAGCTCTTAGGCGAGCCTGTTCAGACTTAGTAAATGTAACACCGCCTTTCTTTGCTTGTGTTTTTTGCCTACTTCCTACAGAAGTTGATGCAACTCTTTGCACAGTGGGTTTAGCATCATTTTTTTCGGCTGTTTTCTCAGATTCTTCCAAATTAGGAAAAACCTTACGAACTCTTGTGTCTAGCTCATTCCAATAATCATCAGTATCAGCTATGTAACCTTCATTTTCAAGCACATAATGTTGGTACATAGCATAATCAGATTCTTCTTTATGTTCTGGTTGGTTGTACCAATTGTTTCTACCTTTCCAAGCTAACGCACTATCACTAGGCTGTACTTGCTGTTGCACTTGTTGTTGTGGTGCTTGAACAGTCTGTTGTGCAACTTCTGGCTCTTGTACTTGTCTATTCTTTGCAATTCTTAACTTTTCTTTTTGTATAGACAAATCGCTTTTTAGTGTATCTGCTTTGCTCATTAAATCGGCATCGCCACTAGAGACTGCTTTTTTGTATAACTCATCTGCTTGTTGTTCTTTAGCTTGTATTGACTGTTCTTCAGCAACCAATACATTGCTAGTCAATTGGCTAGTTTTTGCTTTTAGTTGTTGGTTTTCAGCATCTTTTTGAGCTAATAATCTTTCAGCTTGCAACGCTCTTTCTTCTGCTTGTCTAGTTTTCTTATTCAGATTATTGATTCGCTTGCTTACATTTTTTGTATATTTATCAAGCTCATCATCAGAATCTACTGTAGCAGTGGTCTGACTCACTGCTGTATCATCTACAACAGTGAATGCGATTTCTTCTTCTTGTTTTTGCTCTACTTGTTCTTCACTCATAATTTATATGCTCACTATATCGTCTGGGTGTTTTATAGTTCCAATGACTTCATCATCATTAATTATACGAACTTCAGCACCATCTTCTAATTTAAACCTAGCACCAGCATACCTACTAATCAAGATCCATTGTTTTTCTTGACACCAATGCTCGCCATACTTCTTTTTGTCACTGTAGCATAAAGGTCCTTTCTTAACCACATAAGCTACTAAAGTAGCTAACGATTCTTTATCTACTGTTTCTCTGGTAAGAACAATACCACCTTTTGTTTTTCGACTTTTTCTGTATGGTAAACATAAAATTCTCCATCCAGTTGGCTGTGGCATTCTTTCTATTACACTATCTTCTACCTTTGTTGGATCCAAAACTACATCATCTGCATCAACATAAGCTGATTTCAACTCAACTTTTTCGCCCATTTTGCTCAATCCTCTATCTTTTTATAAGATTTAATAAAGTCTTGCATATTGTATAACTGATGTAGTTGTCCTGTAAAGAATTTATACTGCTCCATATCTTTAACTTGACCTGTCATCAATATATTTTGTATTGAGTCTACTTGTATCTGTATTTCTTTTCTTATGTCACTAACTAAATCAAACCCATCCATTGAATACTCCTATTTTTTCTTCGCTGGTCTACCTTTTTTCTTGGCTACTTTCTTTTTAGCTACTTTTTTCTTAGTAGCTTCTTTTTTTGGCTCCTTTGCTTTTACTTCCTCAACCACTTTTGCTTTCTTAGGTGCTTCTTCTTTTTTTGGTTTTGGGTTAGGAACCACACCACCAGATTCAATAATTTTCATTTTCTTCGCGATTCTTTCATCTGATGCTTTCTTACCAGCAAGTGCTTCTGCTTCAGCTTTTGCCCATGCTTCTTGCTCTTTTTGTCTATCTAACTTTTTTTGTTCTTTGAGTTGCCTTTGCATCTCTAATTGTATTGACGAAGCCATTTAATTTCTCCTAAATCTTTGCTCTAGTTCTAAAATTTTAAGTTCAGCTTGTTGTCTCATTCTGTCTAACCCAAGTTGTAGCTTATCGTCAGCAATAGATTTTTGCACATCTAATCTTTGTTGAGATAATTGAGCATCCATCATGTCAGACTGTTGCTGTTGTTGTTGCTTGCTTACAAACTTTTCTTGATCTAAATCAATTTCTTTATCTTTAAGCGCAAGCTCTTGTTGTCTAATGGCAACTAATGGATCGTCACCACCTGTTTGTATTGTAGATAAGAAATCATTAGTAAGTTGAGCCATAATTGGTGAGGACATCTGATCCATCATCATCTGTAACTCTTGTTGTATTTGTTCTGCTTGCTCAGGTGGTACTTGCTGTGCTTGCATTTGCAACTGAGAAATTCTTTCTTGCATCTCTGGTGGCATTTGTTGTTGAGCTACTTGTGTAGATAAAAATTGTAAATGTTGCATAACATGACTAATTATTAAAGATTGTATTTGTGGATTTTGTTGAACCACGCTAGTCAAAAATAATCCTTGGTGTGCTTGTACATGAGCTTCATGGTTTTGTTGTGGAAAAGCCTGTGCTGGTTGACCTAACAAGAAGCCAGAATTTTCTAAGCCAGCATCAACTGGTCTTGGTGTCATGTCTGGTGGTGGCTGTAATAATGACTCAACATTATCTATACCTAAAGCACCATACATTCTTTTGTATGCTTCATATATACCTAAAGGTCCATGTATCTGTGGATTAGATTGAACCATTTGCAATAATTCTTGTGCCAAAGTAATAC